TAATGTTTAATAGTTATACTCAATTATATGTATCCCCGGCTACAATTACAACAAAAATAAACAAAGGAGCTGTTGTTGTTGAATTTACAACTTCATTTGCAAATAAATTTAACAATTATAGTAAATTGCATCATTGCACTTATTATAGAGCAAACATAGAAAAATATCCATCATTAAAAAATAAATATAAAATAAGATCATACCCAACGGTTATATTATTTTATAACGGAAGTCAGCGATCGAAATATAAAGCAGATTTAATGTTTAATCTTAAAGCAACATATCAAGAAATACAAACAGATATTGATGATTTGTTTTTAGACAAATTTTAATTAAAATATATTTATATATAAAATAATATTATGGCAGTCCCGCGAAGTAAATATTCCATGCAATGTCGAATTCGATATGATGGGCGATTGGTAGATGTATTAGATAGAATACGAGCTATACGATTAGTTTTAATGGTTCATATAGAAAAAGATTTAGGTAAAGACACCGAATTAATAACATTAAAAATAATGAGTCAATATCCAGCCCGGCAATCTTTTTTTGCAGTACGTAAAATGTGCATTGGAAAAGTTGAAACTCTTAAAGATATGACCCTGCTAGAAAGCACTCTTACCAAATTATTCTAAACATACTTGATATTTATATTAAAATAAGGTTTATAAATGGATTATAGCGAAAATAAACCAATATGGCCCGGCAGTTCATCATTCACTGCTGGTAATACCCCTTTTGGCTTTTTTGATGCAGATGTAATATTTCAATCGCATGCGGACAAATTTGCTAAATATGCAGCACAACATGTTGGATATCCAGTAATGGATGTTGAATTACAAGATATAAATTTATATACAGCATTTGAAGCAGCTGTTATTGAATATTCAAATCAGGTCAATCAAGTTAACATAGTTAATAATTTAGTAAATACAATAGGAATTAAAACTGGATCTAGTTTTATGTCTGATAATGGATTTACAGATGCCGTTGTTGGAAATTCATTTGGATATATAACTAAATTATCAAAAGCATATGGTACTGAGGCAGAATCTGGAGGATATACAAAATGGTATTCTGCATCAATTGATATGGTGCCAGGACAACAAACATATAGTATACGTACAGCTGTTGAATCTACAATGGGTATAACCTTATCAGATACAAATGGTATAGAAGTACGTCGGGTATTACATAATGCACCGCCAGCTCTTATAAGATATTTTGACCCGTTTGTTGGAACTGGATTAGGTTCTCAACAATTATTAGATGCATTTGATTTTGGAGGATTTTCTCCAAGTGTTAATTTTATGTTAATGCCATTACATGCAGATTTAATGAGAATTCAAACTATAGAATTTAATGATAGAATAAGAAAATCTCATTATTCATTTGATATACACGGTGATAATATAAGAATATATCCAGTGCCAACAACATCGGGAAGTGCGGCTGATCCATTTTTTCCGAGTGTATGGTTTGAATTTATGTTCGAAGAAGATAAACAAAATGATGCCGTGTTATTTGGTAATACCGCACTTACAACAGGGGCAGTGTCGGACGCATCAAATATACCATATACATATCAAAAATATAGTACAATTAATGATATGGGCCGTGCTTGGATTATTAGATATGGTGCTGCTATAGCAAAAGAAATGCTAGGATATATTCGAAGCAAATATTCATCAGTACCAATTCCTAATGGAGAAGTAACACTTAATGGTAGTGATTTAGTTTCACAAGCACAAAGTGAAAAAGAAACATTAATAACACAGCTTCGAGAATTTTTAGAAAAAATGACCAAAGAACAAATGTTAACAAGACAAAATGCAGAAGCAACACAAATGAATGAAATGATGGCTAAAATACCACTTCGTTTATATGTAGGATAAGGATAATATATGGCACTTTTCGGTGGAAAGCGAGACGCAAGATTTATAGCAGCCATCAATGCCGAACTGATAAATTCTGTAATTGACACTGAAATTGAATTTTATAAACTTATAGTAGAACAAAGTAATTCAAATATATACGGTGAATCTGAAAATAAAACATATTATGATTCTATATTAATTCCTTGTGTAGTAACAAAAGACGATAAAAATGCAGGAATGGATGATTATGGTTATAGTTATACGAGAACGTCAACATTTGCTATTTCTAGAGATTTATTAGAAAAAGCTGATTTTTATCCACAGGCTGGAGATATTGTTCTTTGGGACAACGAATATTATGAATTAGACAATGTTGACGCAAATCAATATTTTACCGGCAAAAATCCAGATACGTGGCCTAATGGGTCAGAGCATGGATATAGTGTTTCTGTAATATGTAATGCACATGTAACAAGACAAACACCACAAGCTATAAAAGATCTTCGACATGGCGGAGATACAAAATCACCAGCATATAAAGGATTCTGATGTCTAGAGTAAATCGAAATAATATAGATCGTAAAACAAATAAACCAACTCCAAAAAAAACGGAAGGGTATCGAGATGATCGTATAATTAATCGAGAAAATCAAATTCGCCGTGATGATGATGTAATACGAACTCCTAAANGAACATTATATGATATTGATTATGCATTAAAATGGTATGTTGAAAATAAAATAAGACCTCAGGTAATATCAAATAAAAATCCAATACCTGTACCAGTAATTTTTTCAAATGGAGAAAAATGGGATAATGTACAAAGATTAGGATATATTCGTGATGAAAAGGGAATGTTACAATCTCCACTTATTATGATAAAAAGAAATTCAGCAACAGAAAGAGATAATCTTCGTGGACTAGACGTTAATAATCAACCAAATTCAAATCGTATTATTCATCGAATGAAATATAATAAAAGAAATCGATATGAAGATACATTTTTTCCATTACCAATTAATAAGCCAAAAAATTCACAACAATTCTTTGTAGTAGATATACCAAAATATGTAGATGTAGAATATGATTTAATGTTATGGTGTGACTTTACAACACAACTTAATGAATTAGTAGACCAAATTTTTCCTCATAATCGATATTCTTGGGGTGATGGACGAGTACAATTTGAAGCAATGATAGGAAATATTAATTTTGAAACGGTAAATACAATAGGAGAAGATCGTTTAGTTAGAGCTACCATGCCATTATCTGTAAAAGGAACAGTACTACCACAACAAGAAACAAATATAGAATCAATTAAAAAATTATATTCTCCAAAACAAATTCAATGGAATTCTGTATTTAGTGGCGATCCAATTAATACTAGCCCATCTGGTAGTACTACTAATCAAAATATTTTAGAATAATCTTGGATTTATGTTTATAATATTATATAATATGTTATTAACTAATTTTATAAAAATATGACACGTAAACTAGATAAAACTGATATTGAAGAAATACAAAAACTTCAAGAAAATTTTTCAAAAATTCATAACATTTTAGGAACTATAACTACAGAACAACATATTTTAAAACAACAATTAGAACAGTTAAAACAAGAAAACGATCAATATTTAAATGAATTTATTGAATTAAAAAAACATGAACAAGAATTACTAACTAAACTTAAAGAAAAATATGGTGATGGCCAAATTAATATTAATGAAGGAACGTTTACTTCAATATAAATTTTGAGGCAGTTACAACATATTTATAAATAAAATATATATTATCATAGGAGTATTCAATGCCAGAAAATATAATCTCCCCAGGAGTATTTACAAATGAAATAGATCAGACGAGAGATCTTGCACCTCGTATACAAGCAATTGGACCTGCAGTTGTTGGCCCAACACAAAAAGGACCAGCATTAGTTCCAACTCAAATATCATCAATATCCGAATATGAACAATACTTCGGAACAGGTCAGCTAGAAGAATCATATGTACCAGAGATAGTAAGAAGATATTTAGCAAACGGAGATGTAATTACAGTAACACGTTTATTATATGAAGATGGATATACATTAACTGATGGTTTATTAGCAATAGTAGCTACTTCAGGTTCTGGACCTACTAGTACAGTAGAAGATTACGTAACACACGTATTTCATCCAACCCAAGCAGTAACTGCAGATGGAGCAACTTCATTATTTGAACACAGTAGTTTATTAGACGGCGGAACAGGATCATTTGCATTATATATAAGTGGTGGATATACAAGTCACCAAGGATCAGATTCTGCAATAGGATTTGACGGAAGTTTTAAAGTTGGATCTGGTGTTGCAATATCGGCATCTATAGATCCTTCTACTACTACCAATTTAAAATTAGAGAGTATATTTGGAAGTAATCCAAAAGGAATAAATCATCCAATATATCAACAATATAAAAATACCGCAATAACAGATGTATTTAATGATGTAGGACATGTTAATTTAAAATTAGTAACAATGTCAATTGCATTATCACAAGATTTTCAATCAGCAGCTACGCCTTTTGTTACATCACAAAAAGATTCCGGAGCATCAGCATATAATTTATTTAAATTTCATACATTATCTCACGGAACGAGTGTTAATCATGAAGTAAAAATAGGTATACGTGATATTAGATTAGGAACAGAAACATCTGATCCAGAAAACTATGGAACATTTACTGTAGTTGTTAGAAAAGTAAAATCATCATTTTTTAAAAATACTCCATATGATTCTGATGATACTGATCAAACACCAGAAATTGTAGAAACATATACAAGATGTAATTTGAATCCAGATTCACCTGATTATGTTGCAAGAAAAATTGGAACACAATTTACATTTTTAGATTCAAATAATGAAATTAAGGTAAGTGGAAAATATAGATCCAATTCAAGATATATTCGTGTTGAGGTTGTTAACGGAATAGAAACAAAAGATAGCACATATGGCACATTAGTACCATTTGGATTCAGAGCATTAACATCTCCTATTCCTCATGCATCCGCAAGTGTTAATTTAGCACCTACGCAAAATATTACAACACAAGATTCTAGCACCGGATACAATAGTCAAATATTTCATGGATTTGATTTTACTAAAATTAATAACTTAAACTATTTATCTCCAATACCAACAACTAGTTCTACTACAGGTAGTAATGCAGATTTTTATTTAGGAGATATAGCACAGTCAGCAAATGCAAATTTCCCTACAGTTACAAGTCCATATAGCCAATCATTAGAAGGTGCATTGACAGGATCTACATTTGGAACTAATATAGCACTTAAAACAAGAAAGTTTATAGTTCCATTCCAAGGAGGATTTGATGGTGCTAAACCAAATCTAAAAAAATATTCAGGAGAATATATTACTGCTGCTAATACATTTGGCTTTGATTGTAGTAGCACTACTAGCACTGGTACAAAATCATATAATAAAGCATTTGATACATTATCAGATACAGATTTTTATGATATTAATATGTTGTTTACACCAGGATTAATTGATTATTTACATCCAGCTGTTACTGCTAAGGCTAGGAATTTAGCAATAGAAAGACAAGACACCTTCTATGTAATGGATATTCATGAAATATCATCAACCGTTGCAACCGTTGTTAATTATATGAATGACAAATCAATTGATAATAATTATACAGCAGTTTATTGGCCATGGGTTCAAATACCTAAATTAAATGGTGGATTAACATTTGTACCGCCTTCAATTACAGTTGCAGGAGCAATTGCATTTAATGATGCTATATCAGCACCGTGGTATGCACCAGCAGGATTAAATAGAGG